CATTGTTAAGTAAAAACTCAGGAGTGATACCAGCATTACTAAAAATTAAATTATCACACCTGTAAGCTATTCTTAAATGATGTCTGTTTGTTTCTAATGCTCTACCAATCTCAAGATATAAATCTCTTTGAAAACCACTATAGTATTCATTACAAACATTCATATAATGAAAATCATGATTACCAATCAACATCATAACTTTACATTGTGGGTTATTAAGTTTCCAATGTATGATATTTTGAAAATTATAGATTTGGTCTAGGCCTGGGATGGTAAAACTATCAAAATAATCTCCTACAAATACAGCAATATCGGGTTGTTCTTTATCTAGAATCTGTTTCCAAATATCACGTCCATGAATATCTCCTATTGCTACTAATTTACTCATACTATAAAGATAATAACTATATTTCTAATACCCAACTAGGTTTACACTCAGGATTTTTTCTCCATCCTAAACCTTTTACTTTTATTTTATCATTAATATAAAAATTCCTATATGATTCAATAGCATCTCCAACCTTAAATTCATCAGGCATACACAGTGGAGGTTCTACAAATCCATTATTAGGAATATTTGGTATATTGCGTTCACACCATTCTAATATGGCTTGTGTCGCATGTTGTTTTCCATATCGTTTCTCAAACTCATAGCATATCTCTAAACCATGTTTTACCAACCAATTATAATGTTCTATAGATTGGCGAGTCCATTTTGTACTTGGATGATTTACATGAGCTCGTTTATAAGGAGCACTCCCACCTGATTCGTGATGTGCTGTGCAAAGCATTTGTGCTGATTCAATTTGCATTTTACGAATATGATCATCTGCAAGCTGTCTAGCAGCAATTACTGGATCTTGGTGTACATAAAAAATATTCATAGTGTAAAGATATAAATTTTAATTTTAGAATCTCGGCACATAAACCATGGAAAAAAGAAAGGGGTTTTACCCCCCTTCCCTTACACACATGGCAACTTGACCTACGTTTAGGCCATTTCACTCGTACGCTGGCGACGACGAGAGATATTATACATTGCATTTGCAACCTCAGGATTTACTGAGCGACGACCTGCAATAATGTTTGATACGTGGCTTTCAGAATAACCACTCATTTCGGCGATTCGAGAAACATCACCTTCACGACGACGAGCAACATAAAACGCTTGTTTTGCTGTGCTAGTCAAACGACGGTAAGAACGACGACGATTGTTGCGATTTGAGCCACGACGGTTTGCTGACATTTTGTTCATAACTTTGAATTTAATTTATTTTGGTTTTAAAATTATACTTAAATTTAATAACTATACTTAAACTTCCAACCTATATTTAAAAAACTTTTATTTTTAGTAGTCAGGACAGGACTCGAACCCGTACCTTGCAATGTGTACATCACTGCAAGAGCTTACGCTGTTTTTAAAGTGGTGTCGCCCCACAGCAGCGTCTAACCAATTCCGCCACCTGACTAACTGAAACTACCACAAAGTGTGCTGTTCTTATGGGAAGCATTGTAGTACTTTGTAGTCGGAGAGGGACTCGAACCCTCACAGCTGCAATAGCCAAAGGATTTTAAGTCCTTCGTGTCTACCAATTCCACCATCCGACCAAATTTTAAATTTATCAATTTTTCTTATAATATAAAGATAATAAGATTTTTTAAAAAATCCAAATTTTCTTTATTTTTTCTCCAAAATTTCAAAAAACTTTTAGTGCACCCACCTGGGTTCGAACCAGGGACCTACTGATTATGAGTCAGTTGCTCTAACCTACTGAGCTATAGGTGCTTATTTACAGATAGCATCTGCTACATATGAAGCTACAACTGCATTTGGTTTACATCTAGGTATATAACCCATAGATTCAACATAACCTAATGCTGCTCTTAATACCTGATTCGATTTATATCTTGGATCAGGGTTCAGATCTATATCTATAAAATTAGGTTTTTGTATTCCATGTTCAACTAAATAATTAGCTGTTTGCAGTGAATATTCTACTTCTCCCCATAATCTAGTAAACCTATCTTGGATTATAGGTACAATATCTTTAGAATAAAGAACATGTCCTCCTTTTCCAAAGTTATGTAACACAATTACAACAGCATAAGTAGTAGCTCTACCATTTTGAGAATCACTTCCTACAAAAATACTCGTATTATCATTTTTAGATAAAAAGTCTTTAATATAGGGAATTAAATCTACTTCATTCTTAGTAGTTAAAGATCTAAATTTTAATTCCATAACAAGTCAATTTATCATAAATAGTATTCCTCTATCCTTTTTGTTTCCCAAAAGTATCAATAGTAAAATACCACCCAGACTGAATTCCTTTTGTGTCCTGTATAGTGATATAAACACGTCCTTGATCTGTTGGGTCAGTGTTTAGGTCATGTGTTAATCTGTCTTTACCTACAGATATTTCCCATATGTTTCCTGTTTCATCTTTAGCATACGCTTGGATGTGCATATTATATGGGTTATACCATTTTTCTCCTATAAACCCATTATTAGGTAGCCCCTCAGAAGAAAGTTTCATTTCACGAGGATATTTTAATCCAACTAAAGTGCCATTTTTTGAAATATCAATATAAATAGCATTTTGTTTTTTCCTTACAGTACGTGGTACCCATTTAACTCCAATTGTATCTCCCTCAGTACGTACTGCTTCTTCAGCTGTTATTATTAACCACAAATCTGATTTAAATGATATATCCGATTTGTAGGAAACTTGTTGACCTAATACATTAAACGTTATAAAACACAATAATACAAAAAATAATCTATTCATTTTGGTTAATTAAGTTGTACTCCTACCTGGACTCGAACCAGGAATAACAGATTAGAAATCTGTGGTTATATCCCTTTAACTATAGAGGTATGTTGCTGTCTTTCCAGCTGTCACCACTTTGATAGTTCCTCCAATGTTACTCTTCGGTTTGTGTTCATAGATGGTTCACTATGAGGCGTAGTCAAGACAGGATTCGAACCTGCATTCCCTAATTAAGCGTTAGGTACTTTACCAATTAAGTACACCTGACTATGTTGAGGATGAGAAGTCCTCTGTGTTGTAGGATTAGATTTATCCTCTTATTAGCAATCATTCCTTTCTCAAGGGAACAACACAATTAGAACCTATACTACTCACAAGGAGTGCTCGAGTTTACCTTGAGTATTGTAAGTATAGGGGGATTGATAGCTACTCAATCCTTTAAGTGGTCAAGGAAGGATTCGAACCTTCACGGGCTGTCATTATAGTGACAGGTCGCAATGACTTTTTTTACCCACAGTGCTATAACCATCTGTCGCGTCTCCCATGGCCGGTGCCCCGACTCATTCCGCCACTTGACCTGGTTTAAATTAATCCTAATCCTTTAGCTCTGGCATAACCTACTAATTTACCATTAGCTGGGTTGGTCCATTTGCGTTTTGTAATGGGGATTGAGGTGTTTTTAGATGTATCTGTTTCTTCTTCAACTAATACATCTTGATCGTCATCTGCATACTCAAATTCAACCTTAAAAGGCCCATTTGGGAATACTTCAGGATTGTAATGCCATTTAGATAAAGATCCATCTGCGTTTTTAAATTCACGAATGAATTTGGTTTCAATAGATTTGTAAGCCATGTGTTTATTAATCTTATAATATAAAGATACAAAAGAGAGCTCGGAAATCCAAGCTCTCTAATAGGGAAAATTTAAAAATCTTTATTCTATAGGTTTAGGTATTCGGTTTGCTTTATATACAAATCCACTTCCATAATATATTTCATCAACATAATAATCAATTAATATGTGTTTTCTGTGGTAATATATAAATACTTCTCCAAATACAGTAGCTCCGCATGTTTCAAAAGCATAATTGCCTATAGTTAATTCTTCATTTTTAAATTGAATTACTATTTCGTCTCCCACAGCTCCTAAAACGTGTGGGTCACAATTGTAAATACTAAATATTGTATCTTGTTTAGGTCCATCAAAATAAGTATATAAACCATCTTGAGACCATGTTATGTAAGGAATTAATAATAAAAATGTTAAGCTTATTATTTTGCCCATTTGTATGTTTTAGATTTATTTGTATAATTTTCCTTAATTATATAAATACCACTAGGTAATTCATTATACCTATTTACATCTAATAACATTCCGGTTACTGTATAAATCTGAATTGATAATGGATACTCATCTTCAGTAGAGGTTGAGTTTGGGTCCTCTAAAATAACATGATTACCCATTATATCTTCTTCGTTTGTAGAAATTCTGTTAAATACTAAATCAACTCTATTGTTTGTTAAATCAGCATCTCCAGTACTACCATTAACACTTATCACATCCGCTCTATACGTATTTGAACTCCCTACAGGAACCGCACAGAAAGTAGGATGACATAAATTTACACTAACATATGAATTAGTACCAGGTAGTAATATTGATTGTCCTGGGAGTAGTGTGCCATTCCAGGTTGAATTACTTACACAACCAAATTGTGATGTGCAATTTACCCAACGCCTAGACCAGTTAATTTGAGTAATAGTAGTAGTACCGGTATTAACTGCTCTCCATTGGCAATTGACTATTTGTAAAGAAGTTGTCCAAGGATTAGCTGTAGGTTGTACTAATTCAAGTCTAATATCAGTTCCAGCAATGGAAGGATTAACAACATTAAATGATCTAGAAGCATTATTATCAGTAGACATTGCTTCTCCAACAGCATTATCATAGTTTATTGTTGCGAATACATAACGCACACCTGCTATACCTCCAACTGTGTATGAAAATGATTTAGTAACTGAGGCAATACCTCCTCCTAAAGTTACACTATCGATCCCAATAATAATATCATCACTATCACCAAAGGTAGCATTGTTTGAATAACGATACTGTATTTTTACAGAAGCTTCAGGTAAAGTAGGTTCTGTAGTAATAGCATTATAATTTACAAGAATAACTTCACCTAAATTAACACTAGCTGGGGTTACTATCATATTATTAATAGTAAAGTTGGCTATTGGGGTTGGAGGAGGTGGTGGTGTTCCACCTGGATTGGGGGTAGCTATAACAGCATCTTTTAAATTAATACGACCATATCCTAATTCATTACTACGAGTACTATACGGCCAAGCAGGGTCATTATTATAAACATAACCTCCTACTTTTTCACAAGTATTAGATAATATTTGTAAAATTTCATCATCAGTTAATTCCCAGTTCTTATATGCAATAACAGCTGATGCTGCTGCTGTGATAGGACAACTAAATGAAGTACCACTAATTGAAGTATAATCAGTAGTGTTATAACCATCAGCACCTAAACGGTCTGTGGTTCTAATACTTTGACCTGGGGCTGATATATCACAAATTTGTCCGTAGTTGGAGAAAGAAGCTCTAACATCTGTACTTGTTGTGGCACCTACTCCCCAAACTCCATTATAATTAGCTGGGTATTGAGCTGCTGTACCTGAATATCCATTACCAGATGAAGCAAATATCATCATACCTTTACCACCACGTCCATTTGTTCTGGCTGAAAGGAAGGCTGCTTCTAGGGTTGCTGAGTAGCCACTACCACCATATGACATTGCGATTGCAACACAATTAGGATTAGCCATTGCAGCGTTAACTGCCGCAATTTGAATAGCAGATGTAGTAGCAAAACTACCACCAGCATATACTTGCGACATGATACAAATTGGCATAACTTTAACATAATTATTACCTACACTACTAACACCAATACCATTATTAGTTTTAGCAGCAATTGTACCTGAACAAGCAGTACCATGTTTATCTTCAGCATTAACATAAGGAATAGAATTGGTACCGTTAACAGCATTAAATGGACTATCAACATTGCCTACAAATTCAGGCATTGTCATATCTAAACCACCATCAAGCATTGCTACTGATACCCACTGGTTAGTGGTAGGAAGTAAATCCCAAGCTTCATCAGCATCAATATCTTTATCTGTTGACTGTCTTAAATGCCATGCAGAAGCAAACTCAGGATCATTTGGAATATAATCCATTTTAATTTCTTCTAATCTGTCTTTTTCAACAATAGCAAACAAACTACTTTCCTGACAATGGGATGCTAATTCATCATAATTATCGGATTTAACAAGGTAAATATTGAGTTGGTCAAAATACTGGACTACTTCAATATTGTAGAATTCAAAAAATGCTTCAACCAAATTATTTTCGGTTGGGCTCTTAGGGGTTAATAATACTTGACTGTTTACATTTTCAACTAAGTTTTGAGAAAAACCTAATAAAGAAAACATAATAAATAACAAAGTAAAAAACGACTTTTTCATGTGAAAGGGGGGAGATTTAATTAAGGGTTTATTTGAATTTATTCATAAAAAAATCAAACACCTGATCTACGTTTTGTTTTGCTTCTGATATATGATCATCAGCCCAATCATGTCCATTTTGTAAAACTTGATCAACCATTCGAGGATCCATCTCTAACATGATTTCAATTTGACGCTTCATTTGTTTTAAGTTTCCAAAAAACATATAGTTTTCAAGCATTTCAATATTGAGTTCACTTAAAGACTCTTTGTTGTATGATTTATTTTTAGTAGCTTTAATGGCGTCTTCTTTACTTTTCCCAGCAGCCATCATTCTGGCAATCATTACATCAGCAAAATCCTTATCGCCATCACCATCTTGGTCTTTTCCTTTTTTTTCTAGGATTTTACTAAGTTCTTCTTTGATGTATTTTTTTATATCTTGTTTTTTCATAATTATAAATATGGTTTTGCTAATCCTTCTTCTATTAAGAGATTATTAATTGATCTATTCATATCTGTGGGTAGGTATATGTCTCCTAGCCATCTACCGTATTTTTCTTGTTTATCTTTATATGTTTTAAGAACAATCTCTTTCCCTAAAACTAACTCAGCTAAACGATTTTTGGTTTTTATTCCATCGGTTTTTTCTTCTCCTCTTATTTCAGGAGCATCAATATTGAACAATCTAACTTTTGCAGTATATTGAATGTGAAATCCTAAATCTACTTCAACAGTTAAAGTATCACCATCATATACATCTACTACTTTTGCTTTATATTCGTACATATTTTTAAATTTTTATCTTACTACTGTTACATGTCCGTATATTGTTTCTGTTTCATACTCATGGTTAGTCCATATTACTTTATAAACATATACATCATTTTGGACATAATATTCTCCTCCTCTAAAATTTCCAATCCACTGTCCGTTTATATCTGTGGATTCAAAAACTAATTCTCCCCATCTATCAAATACCATCACTTGTATTCCTCTCCATCCTGTTCCTATAGGATACCAAGTATCATTTATACCATCTTTACCACTAGGGGTAAACACATTTGGTATATAAATTGTAGAACAACCCGAAAGAAAAACTTTGTAGCTTAATGGGGCTGATCTACATTCTCCTACAAATCCATACACTAAAAGAGTATGTTCTCCAGGATCGTAATTTTGCCAATTAATGGTCAATTGTTGACCAAATTGTAATACACCATCCACATACCAATAAATTGAAGTTAATGGTACATTAGCGCTTACAGTATAAGTAAATTCTGTTCTTTCTTCTTCGCATAAAACTATTTCTTGTTGAGCACATATAACCTTATAGACAAAAACTAAAAGTAATGTCAATAGGTATTTCATTAATCATGGGTTATTTCATTTAGCACAGGAGTTGGATTAACAGTTATTGTTGTTACTACAGCTACAGGACCACATCCTGGAATATCATATGTGTATGTCACATTATATGTTCCTGGGTCTGTAGGGCAAAATTGGTTGCCACTAATATATGGTGATCCTGACCATGTACCTCCAAGTGGGGTTCCAATAAGTGGAGCACAAGGATCATCTTCACAAAATGTAAGTGGAGTAGCAGTTGGAACAACCTGTAACACAAATACATCAATATTGATTGGAGGACCTACACATCCTTCAGCACTTGTAGCAAAAACACTAACAGCTCCATTTATTAATCCAGGAGCAGCTGTTGACCAATCAACAGTAATTGTTTCTGTTCCTTGACCTGAAGTAATAACACCTGGGGCGGATACTGACCAAGTATAGGTATAACCTGCAACTAAATCTGTTACATAGGTTGAATTAATAGTGTTTTGATAACAAACAGTATCAGGGTTTGTATTTGATAATTGAGCTACTAATGTAACTGGGAGTATTAGTAGCAGTAACGATAAGAGTTTTCTCATAAATTGTTTTTTTTGGGTGGTTTGGTAATAAATATTAAAAAAGAAATTAATAAATCAATTGGGAGACGAATTAATATTTTTCATAGATTAGTCATGCCATATACGAGTAAGAGGAGACATCGGAGGATTAACTGTAACCTCACAAGTAGTTATATCAGTACATGTTGCCCCAACTACACTAGCAGTCATAGTAACAGTATATGTTCCCGGATTTATATAAAGATGACTAGGTTGAAATTGAGTAGAGGTAGTACCATCACCAAAATCCCATAGATATGATGTATTATATCCAGGAACGGGCATGGTTAAATTTATAAAATTACTAATTTCTTCTAAACAAATATCTTCACATGCTATAGATGCAAATAATGGGATTGGATCCAACTCTACAGGTAAGTCTAAAGCACATCCTGTTACTGTAGTTACATGAAGAGTTAAAGACGAATATATCCCTGATGGAATAATGATTGTTTGGGTAGTATCGCCTGTAGGTTCCCATTCGTAAGTAGCAAATCCTGAAGGGCCCATTACTAATATTGAATCACTAGCCTGACAATAACGAATTTCTGTTTCGATTGGTCCACAAGATATTGCATCTATATAGGCATAGCCATAATGTCTTCCTAAAGCACAATCATTAGTTATAAACTCTAAGGTTAGGGTTTGGCCCACATAAGCCGAAACATCTAAAGTAATAACCCTCCAATCACTCCACGCTACCAGTACTGGAGCTCCCAAAGCATCTATTTCAGGGCAATAATGATATCCTGGTAAGTTGGGGCCTGCTGAGACGTAATATTCAGTACATGGGACTATATTACCATTGGGTAATCTTACTCTGGATTGAAAAGCAGGTTGATCTCCATCATTATGTCCTGGGTCTTGTAGTACAACAGCATATGCATATTGTATAAGAGTATTTTGAGGAGTAACAGTGAATGTATAATACAGTGCTTCGGCTCTACTCCCAACTCCATCATTCCCTAATCTAGCTGAAAAACTACCCTGATATACTGTAGGTAATCCTCCACAACTGTGGGGATCTATTCCTTGAGTCATTATAGTTTGTCTTCCAGCTATTATACCTGTAGTGCCAAGATTTAATGGGCAACAAGTTCCTCTTTTCCCAGTCCAGCCTGTAAAGTTTCCATATTCAAAATTAGAATTTGGGCATTGGCTAAAAAGGTTTAAGGAAGATACTAATAATAAAATTATAACTAATTTTGGGTGGAGCATTTATAACTTATTACATTCAAGGATTATCTTCTATAGCATCTATTGAATGATTAGGGTCAATTTTATTTAATAACCAATTTAATAATTTTCCTAAAAGAGTCAAGTTATTTTTAACTTGATTTTTTCCCATTACTGAACTAATAGTTTCATCTTCATTTCCAAACGGGGATGAGTTGTTTTTAATTAATAGACTATTAAATAAATCTTGACACATTACGTTACCTAATTGGTCTATAGCTTTAGCACTAGTGAAAAAATAGGATCCTAGTCTATCCCACCATTGAGATATTTTAACTCCAATCATTAGTTTAAAAAAAGTCCAAATTATGCCAACTAATAGAAGAGGAGATAAAATAGCGGCTATTAGAAATAATCCTATTCTACCTAATGTTTTCACAGATTATTTTAATTAAGATACTAAACTATCTATAAACATAGCAATAGATAATCTATTTTTAAGATCACCTAAAAAAGGAGGTATAGTTTGAGGGGTTTTATTACCAATTTGGATAAATAAATTACCTTTTTTGTATACTATTTTATTATTTGAATTACCTAGAGACCAAGTGATACCATCATCATTACTAAAATATTTATTTAATCTTAATGCAGAAATAATAGGATCATCATTTTCTTCTATATTTTCTTTTATAAGATTTTTAATAAGGTTTTTTAACTCTAAATGATTCATATTTTTATTTTTTATAATAAATATCAATTAGTTAAATAAAGACGTTTATTTTTTTCTAAATATTCCCACAATGATTTAATATCATAACAAATTGGTTTCTTATTTTCATCCCAAGCTTCTAACTCACCTAGTCCAAATTCATTTTCATAACAAAACCACCCCCACCAATCTAAACCTTCTTTACCATAAATTTCTTCAATTAAAGTAGAAATAATTTGATGGTATGGGTCTACAAATTCAAGTAAATCAACATTGTTTTTATATAAGTTATTTATAACTTGTTCTTGTTTTTGTAGTTGTATTATTATTTGAGCAAATGTTTCGTATTTCATAACTTTTTAATTTGATAAAGGCGCTTTAATTGTTGGGTATGATTGATAGTTTCCTAACTGAATATCCTCTTCTAACAAACACTTACAGAAGTTATCATCTTTAAATGAGTTAAATACTGCTACAGCATCCAAAGGACCTTCACCACAAGATCCATTCTCAGTTGGCCAAAACTCAGTATTGATATTGAGCTTGGGTAATTCGTAAGGTGTTCTACTTATTTGTTCTTTTGCTTGTTCAATGTGATTACTATAAAGGTGTACATCGCCTAAGTTACCAATCAACTCATCCGGTACCATATTAACTGCTGTAGCAATAAGCTCGAGTAGTAATCCATAACTAGCAATGTTGAATGGTAAGCCTAAAAATGTATCTACTGAGCGTTGATTCCACATTAAAGAGATTGCTCTGGTTGGTATGTTATTCATATTCAGTCTCTCTTGAACTGTATTTGTTATTTGTTCACCTTCATATCCTTTTGGATTTTCTAGTTTAGTAAACAATTTAATTCTTTCCTCATCACTCAACTCTCTTGTATAAACTTGAAATCCATAATGACAAGGAGGTAACACCATTTGGTCTAATTCACCTACATTCCAAGCTGAAACCATTAGTCGTCTTGAGTCTGGGTTTGTTTTGAGTTCAGAGATTAGGTTTGCGATTTGGTCTATTGGATTAGTTAAATAATCTGATGGGTAAGTTGACCAACTTCTCCATTGCTTACCATAAATTGGTCCTAAATCCCAAGTAGATTCGTGAAATGAACTATCACCTGCTAATGCAAATTTTTTCATTTCATCTAAACTATATGGTTCTGAGCATGTAGTTTTGTAATGTTTATACCAATCTCCATCCCATATAGTACAGTTGTTTTTCCAAAGAAATCTTATATCAGTATCGCCTCTCAAAAACCATAACAACTCAGTTACCATTGTCTTCCAAGCCATCTTTTTAGTTGTAAGCAATGGAAAGCCATCTGACATTTTATGTCTGATTTGTCTTCCGAATACTGATAAGGTGCCTGTACCCGTTCTGTCTTTCTTTTCTATTCCGTTGTCTAAAATGTCTTGGAGTAGTGTTTGATAACGATAATCAATTGTATTCATTTAATAACCCTTTTAATCGTTTAATTTCTTCAATTACATCATCACCCAATTCAATTTTAGACATCATTGATAAGTCTATCATTTGAGAGTAAAGTAAATCAATTAGTTGTTTTTGAATAGCAATTATTTCATGCTCATTTGTGTGTTCATAAGCACCATTAGGTCCAATTTGGAAGTCGTCTGATATCATAGATCTGTTATTTGTTTTTCAGGTACACTTGTTACTTGTGGGTTATCATTTGGTTCATCACCTGTTGGGGTAGCATCGTTATTTTTATTTAAAATTTCTTCTTTTTTAGTTTGATATGAAACTTCAAAAAATAATCCTACAATCATGGGAAATATAATGAATGTTAAAATAAGTCCCCACCAAAAACTAGAAGTAACTGCTAAACTTATTGCCACATAAAAAGAACGTAACATAAAAAATTGTGCTTCATGCCATCTATCTGTTAAAAATACTAACATTGTAGCACTAAATGGAAATTTTTCTGGGAATTTAGGGGTGTAGAATCCAAAATACCACCAATGTTTTGTGTTTCCATGCTTAGTAAAATCATATTTGTTATGCCAATCATTGTTTTTAATACCAGTATCAGCATACGCATCCATTCTACCTTTAAAATGACCGGCTAACATAAGAGCACTAATAATAAGAAGTAAGTTAATCATAAATTTAATGGTTTTCTTTTAATAGATTTTAATTGTTTTATATTGAAACGATATTTACTTTCTAATAATAAAAATACTTCTACCATTGCTACTCCCATAATCACGGGAACTACGGCTCCAGTAGTAATAATAATAAATGCTCCTCCAAGTATTACAGCTTCAGCTATTGTTACTTTTATCCAAGCTTTTTTATATAGGTTTTCTTTTAATATGATTATTTTTGCATTAGAAAGTTTATATTCTAACACATGTATGCTGTCAGCCTGTAGTTCTGTTTTACGCTCTAATACTTTAATATAGTAGTAAGGATCAAAATCAGATTGACTAAAACCTAAAGTTAATTTAAAACTTAAAATTATTAATAATATATAACGAAACATTAATATTTTATATACTTAAAATTCTTAGTTAACATTACTGAGTCATTAGTATAGTCTTCAAGTTTTTCTAAACCATTATTGATTATGACTTGCATTTGTATATTTTCAAACCACTTTAAAATAGATTGATCTTTTACTTCCCGTACAAGTTTACCATCATAAAAAATACTAATACGATCTGGGAACCATTCTAGTTTAAAATTAGTCCATTTATCATCCAAACATTTCCATAACATATGGGATTTTGATTTAATCATTTTATGATTGTTATCATTATTCCCATAATGTACATTACTAGCTAAAGAGTAATAAGGTATATAATTTGAAGTGTACAACCCAGATTTTCTACTCCAAGCTTCAAATATATCAATTTCTGGGGGCCAACTATTTGTAGCTGAAAGCCAAAATGCAGGAAATAAACCTGTACCTTTAGGTAACATTATATCAGCACTAAAGGTTCCGTATCCAAATGAATCAATAGATGATATTAATCCTACTCCTAAAGTATTAACTACACCATTATTTTCTCTTCGATGATATTTGGTTTGTAGTCTTAAAACACCATCAGTTACATCTACACATTCAGGATCATACCACCATGTAGGATTATTAGGATGAAAATCTCCCCAAATTTGGCCTGATCTCCATAGATATCCGGAAAAATTTATTTGCATCTAGTATATTTTTTTATAGTACCATTTGGGGTTTGTTCTAGTTTTACTCCATATGGTAAAATTTCATTTTGAGCACTTTCATTACATGGGCCTAAATAATCTCCATGATTAAGATGGGCTTGTACTGCTGGTTGAGCAACACTTAATTGGATCCATCCTCCATTACCTAATCTATGACATATTGTTACATGATTATTGTTGGTATTAATATGAATAATTTGTTCAAATACTGCTTGGTTACCACAATCATCATAAACCCTATATGTCCTAATGATATTATTACCAGATGTTTCTAAATCAGTATAATACACATATGGTTCACTACAATTATCAGACATACTAATAAATGCAGTATCTAAATTTTGATTGGGAGATACTTCAATATACATATCTCCTATGATTGTAGGAGGAATAGTGTCAATAAGTGTAATATATTGAGTTTTAGTTTCTGAATTTCCACAAGCATCGGTTGCAGTCCAGGTTCTATATGCTGTGTAATTACATGGGTCATCGGTGATAACAACAAATGTATCTATTAGTGTATAATTACTACAATTATCTTCAATAATTGGTTCTTCTAAAACAAAATTTTGATAACATCCTGCATTTATATCTAATGGAACATATAAAAATGTAGGGGCAGTTTCATCAACAACATATACTGTTTGTGATTCAACTGATTGGTTTCCAAAATCATCATATGCTCTATAAATTCTAAATATAGTATATGAATTGGGACACCAATTACTTGGGGTTATTTCTTCATACCACGCAATATCTACTAAAGTATCACAATCATCATACGCAGTTGGAATTAAAAACGACAAATCATCATTACATTCTACAGTAATGTCTGTTACAAGATTGTCAAACCAAGGATTAGTAATATCATAATCACATTGAGCATAAGTAAATATGCTTATTACAAAAGCAATAAAAATTAAAGTTAGTTTTTTCATAGTTTTTTATTTAATATAAAGATAATAACAATAAATTAAAAATCCAAATTTGATTTTTAAACTTAACGCAACAATAATATAGACCCCCATTTTGTGTAAAGCACAGGATTGTCAGGGTACTTATAGCTTAATTTATAAGAATAAACATCATTGGGAGAATAATAATACACACCACCTAACCAAACTTGGCTAGGATCATTAGAGAAAAATATTTTTTCACCACTAGGATTATATATTTGTAACTCATAAAAACTTAAAGTATCATCAGTTATTACTTGAAAATGATCGTTTTTATTATCTCCATTAGGAGTAAAAGTATTAGGAACATATATTTGAGAATAAGAACTAATACTAATGATGCAACCTAAAAATATGTTTACAAACCTAAATTTTATCATAAATGAATTCTTGAAGGTACTTAAGTATTTTTTTCTTTTGGGAAAATGTTGGGATTATTAATGTTAATAACTCTAAATTTTCATCAGATGTGTTTTCATTAAGGAAACGATATTCTTCTTCGGTTAGTCGAAGTGTTTCCATAATAATTTCATCTATTATATCGTCTGCAATAAATGTTTTATTTTGGAACTCAAGTTTTCTATCTAATCTTAATCCCAATGTATATCAGGCCATGCCGAATATACATAGTTTAAGATTTTTTATTTTTGAGCCATTTTATAGTTTTTTTCGAAACCTTAAAATCCTGTTGCATGACATAATATTCATTTAACCATACTGTAATTAATCGTACAGCATCTTCATGTGCCATCCAACCTGCTTGGTAATCATGTATTCCATAAAATAATTCACGCTCAAACAAAATTAATCCTTCAACCTTAAAATATTCTTCCTCAGACTCAGATATTATAAATCGAGCACGGTTACCTCTTGCTCTAAAATAATACCACTTACCATCCTCAGTATACCCTTCTGCTTGTACAGGACAAGCTCCTTCAGGCCATACACCATAGGGATTGAAGTTAGTTTTACGTTCCCACCAAAGTACAATAGGTTTCTTTATATTCCTTTTATACCACTGACGTAGATCAGTCCCACCACTTCTCAATATTCTTTGCAATGTATTCATACGCTTTCACTTTATCCTTCATATGCTGCTTACGAACCTGCTTAAAAGTTTCGCGATACTCTTTTGAGTACTGCTCCTTCTGCTCAGGTGTATAAACTTTTTCTGTGTCGTATACCGTTTCCATTTGGTAAGTTAAAACACTACCATCCTCAGCATACTCGTAGGGTACGGCTTTGAGGGTTGTTCGACCCCACTTCAGTTCTAGTTGTTCCAAAGCTGGATCTTCATAGAACTCCCACGAGTCTCTGGTTTGATAGAGACGGGTAATAGCTTCTTGAATCTCATCAGCAGTTCTTTTAGCCTCCGAACTGTAGGGTTTATCTGATAGGTAGAAGTCTCGAGTAAATTCAAGCTTCCTGATTAAGATTTCTGTAATGTAGCTATGATCCCAGTCTCTATCTTTCCAAATAGTTGGTAGCCATCGTAATACATTTTTTATTCTACGAAAAAAATCTTTAATATAATAAAACATGATATCAAAATTTATTACCATAGGTTGTATTCTTTTGGATATAATCTACTTCGTCTAGTACAAAGTTAATAAACTTCCAAAGTTTAGTGCTTGCAGCAACTATCTGTTTCATAAACATAAATTTGGGTTGTATCACATGCTTGAATGGTATCACAACAATCAGTAGATGTACTATCTGTTTTACATTCTGGTTCAGATGGCATCGATGTAAATGAGTGATATGTCCAAAGACATATGAAAATTGTAAACGCGGTTATGGCTAAAAAGCCAAATGCTTGGATGTAGTTATTCATAATCTGTTTCCGTTTTTATCATAATATTTTTTAATACTTTTGAAATGCTTCCACGACCATATTAGTAAAGTAATCATTGCTCCTCCAGGTAAAATAATAAGTGGTAAAGAAAGCCACCCATGAGTATACCAAAGACTAAGACGATCTTCTGTGGTTACAAATACATTCCATATTGCTGCTATTGTTATAAATAATGATACAGCAAAGTGATACGGGTATGATCTAAATAGTACCCTAAAATATAGTTTTATCATTTTATCATTTTATAAATTTCAATTCTAAATCTACGACGAAAACACTTCCATGTTTTAGACATAGATCTAATCTGTTCATCAGAACCTTTAGTATTCATATCCATAAATGCTTCTTTAAGTCTACGTTTAGCTTTATGGTTAAATTTCATTAAACCAAAAAACTTATTAATGTTATTTAACGTACATGAAGTCCATTTTCCATTTTCCCATGTAGCTAAAATAGTAGTGGAATTACTCATATTATCAGTTAACCACACATTAACATTTTTTTCCCAATTGTCTGCAATAAAATGCATTGTGTAATTGTCTGGAAGTGAAACTGTTCTTGTCATAACCTTTATTTTTTAATTTATATTGTAAATATAATAATTTTCTTTTTAAAATCCAAGTAAAAAAATAGGGGTTTTTATTCCCCTACTTTTACTTCTGTTAATAAACTATCAGGTATTTCTGCGTAAAATAATCCTAGTTTTAGATAGGAAGTATCTACTTTAGCTAACAATGCAGAATCAGGTTTTACCCAATGATTTTCATAACCATACTTAACAGCATTTTGAGCATACTTATTCAGTACTGGTTTGCCGGTATTATACGCTCCGGTGGCTTTGCTCCAGTCTTTATATCTGTTATGCCAATCACGAAGCATTTTCATAGATATTTCTACATTCAATTCAATGCTGTCTCTTAATTGCTGTTTCGTTACTTTAAACCCAGCATAATAAGGAGCGTATTGAGGCATGATTTGCATAGCACCTTCAGCACCACAATGAGATGTTTGCTTATGGTTATATGTTACATGATATGGACCTAAATACCCAGTTTCAATTCTAGCTACATTAAATGCAACATGTAACGGGATATTATACATAGGAGCATAAGTATGAATTGCTCTGTATAAACGCTCAGCAGGTGTTAAAGGTCGAGGATCAATTGGGTCTCCATGGTTACTATAAAGTAATAAAGTAATAAAAAGCAAGCCGAGGGCAATAAAAATAGTTCTTTTTTTCATAATAGTTTTTTTTATTTTTATAAATACAGCTAAGCCTAACCTAAGTCCTTACTGAAAACTTAAGTAGTATATGGATGATCTGCTTCTGTTTGAAGAGTAGAAGTAGAAAAATATACATCTTTAACTTGTTGGAATGCTTTATCTACAAATTCTACATCTTCAACTAGTGTTTGTTGTTCATCTTCCATAACTAGTCTAGTTACGTTTTCAACGTAATCTAAGTCTACATACAAAGTGTAATTTTTTTCTTCGTGTTCTACATTGAACATCAAAACATTTGATTTAGGAGTAATTTTCATATTGTCTTAATTTTGATTCAGGTTTTCTACCATTTAGATATTGAAATCCTGAAGTTGGGGGGTTATTTACTTTTATATTAGTTTCAAAATAATATGTTGGTCCGTTATATTCTTCATAGTATGATTCATTTTTATTAAATTTTAGAATGCGTCTCGGACCATAAAAACTTCTAAAATTTTTACATGTTACCCTAACCCAATCATCTGTGAATACTTCAGTAGACAATTGAGTTGGAAAATCATAAATCAATTTTACAGTACTACCTTTTTTTTCAGCCATGTTATTTCATAAATAGTTGAACACATAGAATACAAATACTTAGTAATAAACAAATACCTGTTTTTACACTAATAGGTTCACTAAACCAATTTATTGACATAAATGTAAAAACAATAGTTCCAATAGCAAAGCCTATTAGTCGAGAAGGCCAAAGTTGTCCACCAAAGTGTTCAACCATATTTTGAACAGAATACATAAATAGATATGAAATAGGAATACCTAACCAAACAACTATATGGGGATGTTCTTTCATCCAAGGAAATTTCCATCTTCCCTGTAATTGAAGGAATGTTAGTAGTTGGGCTAATATTCCCACCCCTATCCCTATTAATAGTTTCATAAATATATTTTTTCTATTCGGTAATCACTTACGTGTTGGAGAGATCTAAATTGTCCATCACGTTGAAGTGTTCTAGCTTCTGAGAAATTATCACTAAATTTAGCTTTTCCATATTTGAGTCCACACCAATATTGGGCAAACTCATTCATTACATAAAAAGGAATATCCTTTTCCTCAGATACAGGAACTAATCGTTTCATAACCTTTATTAAATAATTAATTAAAAATTATCTTCCCAATATTCTAATACTTCATCAAACGTTTTTTCATCCACAGGATTTTGATTAAGATCTAGAATTTCAAATGATTCTTCTAGTTCTTCAGTTTGATAATGGATTAATGTAAACTGGTCGTTATCTATAAAAACAGCGTACTTATTTGCTGTTTCCAGATGTTGAACCTTTGGAGGGAGTACTTGAGGTTGATTCATTTGTCGGTGTCTGATTAGAACTAGAAGACTGAGGATCAATTTGGTCTTCAGGTTTAGATGTTTCTTCTGCTTTAGGCTGTTCCTGGAGATCAGGTGTAGGTGGGGCTACTTGGTTTGGAGATGTGTCTCTGATGTAAGTAACGTTAACAACTTTAGGTTGTCTAATTGAGTTATATCTCATAATTTCGGGTTTTGTTTTTTCGGGAATAAACTTTGCCTGATGGCTTTATTTTTTGAATCATTTTTCTTCTAATAATTTGAGCCACATGACGTTCATTTAATCCTTCTATGGTTGAATTTTGTTTCATTTATTAATCTATAAGAAGTTCATTGTTTTCTAAAGCATACCATACTCTTTCTTTCCAAAGCTCTAATTTTACACCAGCTAATTCTTTTTGGTTGTTTTCAGTAGCCTTAGCTAATACTAATAAACATCTATCCAAAGATTCAGCTGCTTGTTCTTTTTCATTTGCTTTTAAAGCTTCATTTGCTTTTCTCCAATGGTTTTTAATTGCTTGATCTAATGTAAATCTCATAACTTATAATTTTCTATAAATATACGCTCAAAATCCCTAAAATCCTAGCAAAAGAATTTTGGGGAATCTGAGGCTTCTTTATTAATCTGGATGTCAAGGGTAAGTAATATACAGAATTGTTCTAATCCTTTAGGGTTGTATTGTACTAACAATGTTAGTTCTTTATCAGAAAGAGAATCAAAATAGTTTACTAACCCATTTTTATCCTTCATATTCTAAAGCAGGATGATATTTAAGAAGTTTTTTAGCTGCTCTCTTTTCAGTTTTTTGATAAGAAGGTTTTTGTTTACGTCTTTTTTCTAGATCAGCAGTCCAAAGTTTTACACTTTCATAATTTTGTAAAGCACTGTTTTTACTCATAACATTTTAATTTTTAATTTTTACCCTGTCCTTTATAGGGTTTTTTATAATTTTTACTATTTTTATTTTTACTGGTTTTAGTTTTTGCTACTACTCCTGGTCTTTTTACTTTTGGTTTTTTTCTAAATGTAGATACTGTGTTAGTTTTTGCTTTAGCTGCCATTGCTATTGGTTAGTGTATAAGTTAATAAAAATTTGATACATAACCTAGCTTTGTTTAGAAATAAGATATTCTATAGCATTTTGGATTTTTATACAATCCTCATATAACTCTTGTTTTTCATAGTGAACTATGTTTTTCTTTAAAATACTTATAAATTCTTTTCTATCAGCTGTTAGATCTATAACTTCTCCTGTATTAAGGATGTTTATAGACATAACATTAACAAATCTTTTTTTAGTATTTAAATTACTCAGAATGGTTTCTACTACTGCTTTAGCTATTCTAAAGTCATTGTTTTCAGCCATTTGATAAAAATCTTCAATGGTGTTACAATTAAATTCTTTATTTGTTAAAATAGATTTAGCCATTCATCATTGATATCATATCCTTTTAATTGACTAGATTTTTCTTCATTTCTAAGTAATTGTGAAGCTAAATCTTCTAAATGTTTACTCTTTTGTTTAGAATAATCATTTTTAATTTTATCATGTTTTTTATGCTTCATATTCTAGATATTAAATCATAATCATCATCAACATCTGGAGGGTCACCTAATCCTAGTTCTTTTAAGCGTTGAGTAGTATAATCATCTACTTCCCAATCAACCTGGCTGCTATTCATAGGTTTATGGTCTTCTAAACCATCCAGTTGTTTACCGGTAAATATGTCTCCAATTGTTAAAAAATAACAATTATAACACAACATTTCAAGGTTCTCTAGGCGATAGTGTTTTTTATTTCCATCTTTAAAATGCATTATAAGTGGCATTTTATAATCTAAAACTCGACGTTCATGGAACCCACACAAAGAGCATTCTTCTTTTAAATACCCCTCTTCTAACAATCTATATTTGATTTTTTGTGGGCTAAAATGAGCAGGATCGACCCTACCCTCAATAACATCTATGAGGGCAGGGTCTTTTTTTCCTTGATTTAAGAATTTAGGGATGCCTTTTCCACTTTGGTTTTTGTGTTTTTCAAATAAACTTACACCTGTGGGTTCATCTTTATAAAATTTAGCCCATTTTTTATAATGAATATAACTAACATTAAGATATCTAGCTGCAGCACGATTAGACTTAGTCTTATTCATAGCTGCTAAGATATATTCTTTAGTAAGGGGCTTTGCTTTTGGCATTTTAGTCTATAAGATCGTCTAATAAATTAAGATTATTTTTCAAATCTTCTTCTTTTTCTTCTTCTTCATCTTCTTCCTCAAAGTCAATAGCATCAACTTTAGGAGAAGCATTTGAAATTTTACGAAGATTTTTCTCTAAAGCTTCTAGTTTCTCAAATTCATCTCTTTCTAATACAAATGTTTCAGTCCAGGTGTGATCACCTTCACCCATTTGTTTAGTAACTGCAACTTTTTTCTCAATAGTAGAGTGTTGAGTACAAGTTTCAGTTGTTGGAAGAATTGCCAAACGACGTGGATCAATTTCTACTCCACAAGATTTACAGTGTTTAATTGCCATATAAAATTAATTTTATGTAAATATACGATAAAAATTAACTTTTGCCAAATTATTCTGAATAAAATCTTTTGGTAAGAAATTCCCATAATTCTTCAGGAGTATCTATTTTATATAGATTTCCATCTATATCTTCTAGTTTAGTTTTAGTGCCTCCTGGGGAATTGGTTTTGGTAAGAAACCAAATAATTATATCAAATGCTTCGTCTCCAAAGTGTAAAACAAATAGTTTTTCTATTACTCCTAAATATGGATCAACAATAGAATTAATATCTATTCCTGTAGTGGTGAATACTAAGTTGTTTTGAGAAGTAAGGTTAAGTAAATCCTCTATAATAGAAATAAACACTTCCCTTTCCTTGACTAATTCAGATGTGTATTCAATTTCTACAGGAGATCCTAGAATAGTTTCAAAGGCATTTTTGATTTCTTTAATATCATCAAATTCTAATTCATTTGGTTCATTCATCATAACTTCCAATTTCAAATATTTGTAAAAATTGACTAGGGGAGAATTTTTTTAGAGCAGAAAAATATTCCAAAGCTTCAAAATAAGAATCAAAGTTATGTTTAACAATAGGTTCTTTTTTAGGATCATTTATGCTATAAAAATAGAAACACATATTAGAGCTTTTTTATTAGATTAGTAATTTGGGAACAAGTTTTATAATCTTCCAATGTTTCATAATATTTTAAAATATTTTCTAAACAAAGTTTATAGTTTTCTTTTTTAATAGAAATAATAAATCCTAAATTAGATATATTAAATAATTGAATAGTGGATTGTTTTTTCTTAATAGCTTCTTTTAAAGCACTAAAACTTTCTTTTAGAATTAAAGAAGAATATTCTTTATTGTTTATTAAATCTTGAATATCTTCTTTTTGTTGGAAAAGAATTTCTAAAGTTAAAGGCTTGCGAGAGGGTTTTTCCTTTTCCATATTGTAACTTTATTATAAATATATTAATTTATTAAATAATCTCAAATTCAATTTCAGTACTAGCTAACCCCCAATTTTCGTCATTTTCAGATTCTGTAAAAAATTCTACCCATTTCCACGCGTCATTGTAGTGTTGTTTTGAAGGAGATGATCCGTCATTTCCCATACCTTTATGAGACATATGATATAAGGGTAAATTAAAATGAGCTTCTAAATTATATCCATTTAAAACTGCTTTTTTCTGTATATTAGTATCTTGAAAACAAGCATATATCATTTGCTCTTCAAATCCTTTTATTTTATTCCAAACATCTCTATGTGCTGTTTGAAAATCACCACAACAATTAATTAGACTATATTCATCATTAGGAGTAACTTTGGTTGGGAATATTCTGGGTTGGGATGTTTTATCCATTTTATCTCTAAATTCTCTCCATTTATCAAATCCTATTTTTTCTAAATCTTCATATTCAACATCACGCCTTGAAATTGAGTAAAAAGTATTCTTATTTGCTTTAGATAAAAAATTATCCAAATATTCTTTTTTAGGAGCAATAATGTCTATAGCCGAACTTACAATCCAATCCGCTTTACATCTTCGAAGTAATATATTTTGAGGAATAATATAGGAAAAATCTCCTATTCTAGGATCATGCCCTGTTAATAAATCTGTTGTAGCTGGGTCTATTACAAAATGTCTAATTTTACCAGTCTTGGGGATATAATCTTTTAATTTCCATAACATAGATCCTTTATCAGAAGGGGAATTCCAATCACAGTACCATACTTCATCAAATGTTTCTAACATAGAATTAATACAAACTATAAATCTATCATCCTCTTTATAACCGTCATTTCGGCAATTTAATAACACGGCTGTTGTTTCCATTATTATATTATTTATTTTTTATTACTAAATTGTTGATACTCCTAATTTCTGGACAACAATGGTAGTGCATTCTTGAGCAAAATTAATAGCAGACTCTATATTTTTTGATTTAATATATTCTACTACTAACCCTGCAAGGAATGTGTCCCCTGCTCCAGAAACATCTTTTACTGGTACTTCTTTAGTGGGGTAATTTTTGTTTTGATAATCACATCCATATTTTCCTCTAGTAGTAATTGTTTTGTTTTTAAGTATATTATCTATTAAAAAAACATTTTTATTTTTTTCATATTCATTATAGTTAATTTTAATAAAACTAATATTATGTGCCCAATTTCCTAATAGTTTTTTACTATCTAAAAATGTTAAGGGATGCTTTGAAGAAATATATTCAATATCATCTTCATTCAGAAACCCTTTGCAGTAATCACTAATCACAACAGCATCATATTGCTCCCATTTTAGAGGAGTTAAATCATAATATTCACTAATATTTTCACATTTATCATTTTCATCAACTCGTAAAAGTAAATGATTATATTTTGAACAAACATATCTAATTTTTCTAATTGGGTAATGATTATGAATAAATTCCACCTCAGCACCTAATACTTCTAAATTTCGTACTACATTTCCTGCCATTCCTGGGTTAGAGGTTTCTCTTTCGGGTATAATAATGGGGATAGGTGCTTCGGGGGCTAATCTATTTACTTCCCCATAACGAAATACATCATCACATTTATCTCCTATAACTAATATTTTCATCGTCTTAAAAATTTACGTCCAGATTTAATTTTATCTCTCCAATAATTTAATAAATCATCCATTGTTGTTTCAAATGAAATTTTAGGTTCCCATCCTGTGTGGTTTTTAAATTTATCACAATTTGGTATTTGCAAATCAGCATCAATTGGTCTCAAGCGTTCTGGGTCTATTATTATTTCAATATTTTTAACTGTTGATTGGCTAATTAAATAATTAAGCATATCACTAATTTTACAAGTATAGGTACCTCCTATATTATAATACTCACCAGATGTAGGATTAATAGTAACTAGCATGTAATAAGCATTAACTGCATCTCTTACATCAGCATATGTTCTTAATGATTCTAAATTTCCAACATAAATTTTAGGTTCTTGCAACCCTGCTTCAATCATAGCTATTTGTTTAGCAAATGTTGATTCTGAAAATACATCTCCTCTTCTTGGGCCAGTATGAGTAAACATTCTAGTAGTCATAATAGTCATTCCATATGCTTCGGCATAATATCTACCTACTAAGTCTGTCCCTACTTTAGATATAGCATATGGTGATGCAGGATGGAATGAACATTCTTCATTGATTGGAAGTTTTTCTTTAGGTACTCTACCAAAAACTTCACTTGAAGCACAAACATGAATTATTGCATTTTTATAATTTGAGTACCTTAAAGCTTCTAATAAGTTAGTTGTTCCTAAAATATTTGTTTGAAGTGTTTCAATTGGTGAATCAAAACTAGTTTGGGGGTAAGATTGAGCAGCTAAATGGAATACATAATTAGGCTTAGATTTGTTTACTGCAACATTTAGTGATGCTAAATCATTTAAATCACCATAAACGAGTTCAATTCGTTCTTTTTTATTTATTTCTTCAACCAAATGTTCAATATTTTCTAATGAATCATTCCATCGGGTTAAACCATAGATTTTCCAATCTGTATTTTTTAGGAGGTAATCAGCCAAGTGTGACCCTACCATCCCCGTAATGCCTGTAATTAGTACTCTATTCATATTTTATTTTTAATATACCATTCAACTGTTTCTTTAATGCCTTCTTCAAATGTATAGTCAGGTGTAAATCCTAATTCATTATTTAATCTTTCTGTACTAACCATTCTAAATGGAATTGTTGTTGGTTTTGAGGCATCATAAATTACTTCTGGGGTTTTATTGGTGGCTTTTAAAATAGCATTAACAATATCCCCAACAGTAATTGCTACCCCAGAACCAACATTATAAGGTCTCATAGATTCACCTTTTTCTAATACTAACAATGCTGCTTTTACTACATCTTTAACATATAAAAAATCTCTAACTACGTCTGCAGTGCCCCAAACAATAAATGGGTCTTCACCATCTAATACTCTTTTAATTAAAGCCGGTACTACATGGCATGTTTTAGGATCAAAATTATCATTTGGTCCATAAATTGCAGTTCCACGGGCTAGAGCTATTTCCATTTTTGAGAATTTAGAAACATGCTCCATTAACTTTTCTCTATATCGTCTCATCCAGCCATATCCAAAGTAAGATTTATATGGTTCATCTACCCAAAATTCATCTTCAGTTAATGGTCTTCTAATGTCTGGGTAGCCTGTTGAGCTATTTAAGTCTAAAAATCTTTTAACATTAGATTTATAAGAAGCCTCTAATACATTTCCTAATACCATAATATTTTGCATTGATATTTGGATATCAGTTGGGACAGTTGATGGGTGAGCAATTTTCCCTCCAGAATGTATAACATAATCAGCTCCATCTATAAGTTTAAAACAATCATCCAAATTAGTTAGATCAATATTTTCTACAATTTCAATTCTATCATCTTGTATCTGAAGTGGTTTTTCATGGGTATGAGTTTTAACCTTAGCTCCTCTTTCTAATAATTCTAAAATATAATGAGTGCCAATAAATCCTGAGCCTCCTGTAACTACTACTTTTTTATCCTTAAAAAAATTACTTTTCATAATATTGTCTTAAATTTTCAAATGATGATTTACTATATTTTTTATCTAATATAAAAATAGGATTATAAAAATCCAAATTACTTTTATAAACATATTCTCCTAATAATGTAGATGAATTAAAATATTCTTTTACTTTTTTTAATTTAATTTCTGTGTTAGAGACAAAGTCAAGTACTCCATTATAATGCTGGTAATCTTGACTAACAAAAAATTCAACTAAACTATCCATTAATATATAATTAAAAGTTGATTCTTCTGATAGGGATATAGAATCAATATTGCTTTTAATTTTAGTAATATGATTAGGTTTCATAGTATCCCCTAACATCATAGAGCATCGCAATATTAAATCATTATCCTCTAACATTGATTCAGAGAATTTTTTAAATTGAATATATGAATTACAAAAATCCTGGTAGATATCTATAGTAGATATATAAATAAATTTTTTATAGTTTAATGCTTTTAATCGTTGGGTTAAAAATATATTGTCATCTAAATATTTTTTATAATCAGTTATATCATTTTCTTTATTAAAAGCACAGTGCACAATTGTATCATAACTTTGAGTTTTTATTTCTGTAAAGTTATTTCTATTTAACCCAACAGCATTAGGAATATTACTATAAAGGTATTTACCTAACCCACTCCCTATCCCGGTTATTAAAAATTTTTCCATTAGTGATTTACAAAAGCATTATAGCGTTTATCTAAAATTTCCTTATTATTTAAAAACCATTCAGTAGTTCTTTTAATTCCTTCTTCTAGTGATATTAAAGTATTAAATCCATAATTTTTAGCTCGAGTCATATCAAATAAACGAATTTTATCCCCAGCAGGTTTATCTGTTAACCATTTTACTTCTAAAGGTTTATTAGCATATTTTACTACCATATCTACTACTTCTTTAATAGAATATCCTTCGCCTGAACCTAAATTTATAGGTTGAGTAATTTGGTTTTCAACTGCAAATATCATTCCTAAAGCAACATCATCAGCATGAATAAAATCTCTAATTGTTGATCCATCACCCCATACTTCTAATACTTCGTTTTCTTGGGCCTTTCTAATTAATGAAGGAATAACCATAGCGTTAGCTGGGTTAAAATTATCATAAGCCCCGTAAACATTAGCAGGTCTAACAATAGATACTTTATTCCATCCATACTGGATTGAGTAAGCTTCGGCTTGCATTTCTCCCATTCGTTTAGCCCAACCTGCAAATTTATCATTTGGAGAAGGAACAGTATTTAATACATCATCTTCTTTAAATACTTCAGCAGGTGCATATACTCCAACTGAACTAGTGTATAAATACCATTTTACATTTGCTCTGCGAGCGGCTTCCATCATATTAGTATTAAACTGGAGCATAGGTACCATAAAATCTGCTGGTTGTTCTGCACACATTTTGGGTGAGCCTTTAATACCTACTAGATTAAATACATAATCCATTCCGTTACAAATTGCTTCACATTGATCAAAGTAACGTAAGTCTACTTTAATAAATTTAACCCCATGGGGTAGATCAGTAGGTGTAGTTAAATCAGCTATTGTAATATTTGCTCCTCGTTCTAAAAGGAATTTTACTAAAGAGCGGCCAATCATGCCCCCACCCCCGGTAACTAAAACTTTTTGATATTTAAACATTATTTAATTTTTTACACAGATTAATAATTTGTTCTTTGGTTAATTCAGGATGATTTCCTATATATAATGCATTAGAATGAATATAATTAGCAATAGATAAAATACCCTCTATTCTGTGGGGAAATTTCTTTAAATAAGGTTGTAATGCTTGATTACCACCTCCTGCTGTTCCTAATCTATATTCAACTTTTTCTTGTTCAAGAATATTACATATATCTTTTAATTTATCTATTTGTGATGCTTGTAATACTAAAGGTAAAGCAAAATTACTACTTCCTTTAGTGTTAAAATCAACCATAAATTTGCTTCTATTAAGATTATCTAACCAAACATTTAAATTATCAGTACGTTTTTGGATGTTGTAATCTATACGTTTCATTTGCTCAATACCTAATACGGCATTAATTTCTGTACTGCGCATGTTAAATCCTGCTACAGCAAACGTAAAAAGTGGATTTAAATGAGGATATTTGGTTTGATATTCGGTTTGTAATTCTTGGGATGCTTCTCGAGTCATACCATGGGAACGAAATAGTTTAGCTAAATCATATAATTTATCATCATTTACACATATAGTACCACCTTCAACTGTAGTAATATGATGACCAAAATAAAATGAAAATAAAGAAATATCTCCATATGTACCTATTTTTTGATCTTTAAAAACAGCACCATGTGATTCACAACAATCTTCAATTAATATTAAATTATGTTGTTTAGCTATAGATACAATTTCATCTGTTAAACCGTTAAATCCTAAACAATGAACTAAAACAATTGCTTTTGTTTTTGAAGTAATAGCATTTTTAATATTCTCAGCTGTTATAGCTAAATTATTCATACTAATATCTACAAATACCGGGGTCATTCCTAGTTGAACTACGGATGAAATGTCTGAAACCCATCCTAATGGGGGTACTATAATTTCTCCTTCGCCAAGTAATTCTTTAACCATAGCAATAGAAATATAATTAGCAGAAGCCCCAGAATTAACCATAACACTATGTTTAACTCCTAGCCAGTTAGACCAAAGTTTTTCAAATTCTTTTACTTTAGGACCATTTGTAAGTCTTTCTCCACTTAAAATAAAATCAGATAATACTTTTCTATCTGAGGGAGTAACGTTGTCATTTATTAAAGGCCAATTAAAACTATTTTGTTCCATAATATTCACTATGTTCAATAATTAATGTTGATTTTCCGTCTTCACGTTCATATGCTGTTTTAAATGCTTCGAAAATCTGGTCTGGTTCTGTTAATTCAACTACTTCTACTTCGGTTAGCATTTGCCTAATTGCTTCAGTATGGTTTTGAGTATGTTGAGGACCAGCACTGAATGGGACTTTAGAGCCAACTGCTACTCGAATAATAGCTTTTGGTTTCATATCTCCTTTAGACATATCTTGCATTTTATCTAAATGGTTAACCAATTGATTTAATCCTAAAATAAAAAAATCAAATCGAGGATAACATGTAACCGGCACCCAACCTTCTAAAGCCATACCAGTAGCTATCCCTAATTGTAATTCTTCAAAAACAGGTAATTCTATTCTTTTATCTTGAGGTACATTAGCCATTGTATTTGAAATAGCATGTCCACTAAAACCTATTGCTTGACCTGTAAATACTGTGTTAGGTTTAGTTCCTAACCATTCCATTGCTCTTTTTAATTCGTCAAAGTATTTCATAATTTTAATTTTAAAAATTAACCCATTTACCTGTTCCGTGATGGGGATAAGACATTTTGTATGAATAATAAATTACATTTTCTGGGGCTTTCATTCGTTTACCCCAAGCTACATCTGTAGGTGTGTGGACACTTAAGTTATTGTCTTCAACTACAAATTGTAAAGGCAAATTAAAGTTTTGAGAATACTTATATGCTTCATAGAATATTCCTGTTTCCATAGTCATATCACCTATAAAACACCAAACTCGTCTAGGTGAATTTTTTCTTTTAAGTCCCATAGCTACTCCTAAAGAGATAGGAATAATTCCTCCTACAATAGAAGAAGCATAAAAATTAGGTTTTATATTATTAGTCCCCATACTTCTTCCTTCACTAATCCATTCAAATAATTTATCAGGATTAACTCCATGGAGTAAAGCATGGTAGTGGTTTCTCCAAGCAGATAAAACCCAATCATCAGGATGAATGTACTGGAATAGATCAATTAGGTGATCTTCATTGTTTTTGGATAGATGAATGGGTCCTTTTATTTTTCCAGCTTCATAAGCTTCTTTTACTTTGTCTTCAAAAGCTATAAGTTCTTGAGGTGTTGTCTTAACATCTCTAACTTTTTGATAATGTTGAGGAATTTTCATATTAAATTGAATATATAAAATTTTTTTGTATTTGCCAAACTATTTATTAAAAGAAACTATTGTATATCTAGGATTTAAAGCATATGTTTCTACTGTGCTTACACTATGTGGTGCTCTAAAAATTTTATTATTTAATAAAACAACTCTATTAAATCTAGGAAGTATAGACTCACAAAATTCTAAATCTTCATGAGAATAAACATTTAAAACTCCTCCCCAATCCCATCTCCATTCTTTATTAACATAATAAATCATATTAACAGCACCAGCATAATCATCAATATGAGTTCTATAATAGTCACCAATATTTAACTTATAACATCTAACATCATATTCATTTATTTCAAATGGGGAAATTGCTTTTAATAAAGGTACTAAATAATTATCAAAAACATTTTTAACTACTGTTGAATTTTCTAAGTTGTTAGATCTGTTAAATTTAGCTGAGTATGCTTCTCCTTCTTGGGGTAGGAAAGGATTAGGAGATTTAAAAACATGATTATAGTGAGTTTCTCTTATTTGATTAAATAATTCCCACTTAGATTCTTGTTTATAAGTTTCATATAAATTATTAGCTAATTCTAAAGGTAAAATGTTATCTATAATCGTGAATCCTTTAGTATTAAGTTGATTAATGTTTTCGGATGTATAAAGCATTTCCATAACTATTTAATGTATTTAAGTATTTTCTTTCAAAATTAAAATTATTTAAATATACATCTAAATCTTTTAATAAAGCACAATTTTGATAAATTTCTCTTTCATTTACTTCTGTGTAAATTATATCAAAATATTTGATATAGTTATCTAATCCTTTTAAAGCTAATAATTCTGCTCCTTGTAAATCCAAAACTAATAAATTAAATTTATCAATTAAGTTATTTTCAATTAATATTGTTTTTAGTGTTTTAGTTTTCATATTTAAAACATCAGTAACAATAACTTGAGGATGAATATCTTTATGGTCTTTTAATTCTAATAAAGAAGAACTTAAAGTATTATTAGTAATTTTAAAAGTAACATCTTCACCATCTACTTTTCCAATACATTCATTAATAATGTTTAGTTCTGGGTTTTTGGTTAAGTTTTGGTTTATTAGATCTTGAATGGCTTCAATCCAATATATGTTATCGTTTGTTGTATACTTTAAATAAGTATTTTGTTCTTCACACTTATGTGCTCCTACATGGAGAATACCCTTAATTTTAAGTTTAAAAAATTTAATTAAACTTTCAGTTAGTTCTCCGGGATATTTTTCTATTAACATTGATTTATAATATTTAGTGTTGTAGTTGTAGAATTTATGGGTTCTTCAATTTCAAATGAATTTTTTTTACCTATTGAGTTTAAAATATCTATATCGTAATATGTTGTTCTTTGATTAATATAATCTTGAGTATGAGATAATGAATATTCACTATTAATTATAATTGCAAAATCCATAGAAATCCTAGGCTTGCTATTTTTATTTATCAATGTTCTATGAATACAAGCATGATCCATAATACCCAATTTACCAGCAGTTAATACCCCTAAATAATTTAAATACTCATAACGATTATTCCCTTCTTCAAAGTCTTTACTTTTACTTAAATAATTAGGTTTTACATTAAATGGTTCATTAAATTCTACAGTGTTGTTATCAATATCTCCTAAAAGCCCAATAAGTAAAACAGAATCACCTATATGACCGACCCAAGCATCTGAGTGGTATTTTCCTGTGTAATAAGGTCTGGTTGTGGCGGATGTAGGTTCTGTTGGGCTTTTGTATCTTATATTAGGAATAGCAGATTTATTTATATATTTAAGAAGATTTAAATCTTTTAGTATGTTATTTGATTTTATTTGGATTTGTTCAAATTCTTTAACTATTTCTTTTTTAGGATTTAATAATCCATTTGGAGTTTTATTAGGAAGATTATTAATTAAATTATCATAATCTTCTAAAAAAGTATCAGTCCATATAAATTTTTTATCATACGCAACCTCCATTGATTTTAATAAAAATAATTTAGTAGCTTCAATTAATTCATTGTATTTATTTTTATCAATATCATACAGTAAAACTAAATCAGATAGTGATTTGTTTAATTTTTCTTTAGGAAATGCTTGATAAATTTTTTTTCTTATTTTAATAATATCATCCATATTTTATTTTTTAGGTTTCCATATAATGACTGGGTATCCTTCTAGATATAAAGAGCCAGCATAGAGACGTTTTTTAAGAATGATTTCTATCTTATTTTCCTTTTCTAGTTGCTCTAAATAAGATAAATATCCTTTTAAATAATTTCTTTTTTCAGAATACATTACACTAAGTTGATCTACTAAAGTATTACTTAACAATTCAGGCATAGGCTCAAAATTAATACACAAATCTGGTTTTTTCTCTAGGAGAAAATTAACAAATTCTTTATAATTGTTTCCAACTTGTTCTAAAGCATTAACTGTAAATACAGCAGAATTATTATGAATTTGGATGTTATAATCGGGTTTAAAAAAGTTAAAATTATATCCTTTAATTTTAGTGTTTATACCCAATTCATATATTTCTTGAATAATATATTGAGATGATGAAGTCCAATCTAAACCTATCAAATTAATATTAGGATTAAATTGACCAAATCGTAGTAAATGATAGGCAGGACCACATCCAAATTCATATACGTTGTCATATTTAGTACCTATATATTCATGCAATATAGCATCAACTAAAATAATAATTTGGTAATAATCAAAATGTTTATTTTGGACTTTTACAAAATCTCCTTTCCATCTTGCTACATCATATTTACCAAAATATTTAGGTACTAAGTTATTTATATTTTGACCATTTTTTAATAACTCAAAATTTTCATACCATCCTTTTTCCCATTTTGTTAACCTATGTTGACCTGCTTTTTCTAAATCTAAATTAATATGATTAATTATATTTAAAATAATATTATCACGTTCTTGTTGATTTAAATATATAAAACTAGTATCTAAACTATCGATTAATGATTTACAATTATTACTTATTGGGAAACCAACAATTTCTTCTATATCTTTATATGTAATTTTATTCATATTATTAATATAATAAATTTATTTAAAATGACCAAATTTATCTCTTTTAGACATAATAGGATTTAAAATAGGCCAGTCAATCCCTATATTAGGATCATCCCATTTTAAAGTAAATTGATCTTTAACATCAGGATATTCTCCTAAATAAGACCATTTATAAAAAAATGTAGCTTTATTGCTTAATACAAGATGACCATTAGCAAATCTTGGAGGAATTAAAATTGATTTTTTATTTTTACATGTTAAAATAATCGAATCCCATTTTAAATAATTAGGAGACTCAGGTCTATAATCAACTACAACTAAATATACCTCACCTGCTAAACAAGAAATTAACTTCCAGGATTTATCATCACCATGTAATCCTCTTAAAACATTTTTTCTTGATATAGATACCTTATCATGATTAAAAACTAAATTAAAATCTTCTTGTTTGTATAAAGTATATAATTCACCTCTATAGTCTTCAAATGAATCTGGTTGGTAGGTTTTTACTTCGGGGAAAATCATAGGTTATTTAGTTTAATAAATTCATCAAAAAATTGGCTTATATTATTTTCAAAAGTATCTAATTTAGCTAATTCATAATTATAATTGATATACGGTAATCTATCATAATAATCATTAGAAGTTAAATTATTTACAATGTACAATAATTCCTCTGAAGAGTTGAATTTTATTATTCCTCTTTCATCATAACCAAAATCACTTATGTTAGAGCACCCCCAGTAAATAGGGATAGTTTTAGTTAAAAAATTATCTCCGATTTTATTATACCAGTTTAAATGATTAACATTTTCTACAACAACATTAAACATACATTGTTCAAACAAAACTCTACGCCCATATCCTATAATATCTACTCCAGGTGGAATATGTGATAAATCTTTACTGTATCCTTCATATCCAGGTCTGACATTATTGTTATGGTCAAAATCTTCTAGAACATAGTACCAATCATTAGGGGTTGTGAGTTGATTTTTTAAAGAAAAAATTTCATGTCTTAATTTGTGTCCTTCTATTAAATTTTTAGTACCACATAAAAAACTAGTTTTAAATTGTTTTTCTTTATCTTTTATTTGTTCTATATAATCTAAATCTAAAGTACACCCATTGTAAGTAAATTTAATTCCATTAAAACAATTATCTAACAAATTTTGATCCCATGATAGTATAGCTGTATATAAATGATGGTGTTGTATAGCATAAGAAGAAAACCCAAAAAATTCATTAGGTTCATGTAAAAATAAAATATTATATGGATTAATGTTTAATTGAGAAATATTATCAGGGAATTTGTCATACCAAAAAGTAATTGGTTTATTCTCATATTTTTGTCTAATAAAAGTTAAATATGGGTCTGTTTCAGAATTTCTAAAATTTGAAAATATCTTCATAATATATTTTTTTCTTTAACCATTTGAAATCCTTTATTTAAATATTCTTGCATTTTAGATTCAAATTTTTCTCTTTGTTCTTTAGCTCCTACTTTAATTTTTAAAAAATCTTTATAAGAACTAGTAATGTCTCTATCTTTCCAAGGTCCAATAGAATATTCAAAAATAGTTTGTCCTCTTAAAACATATTGTTGAAAATCAACTCCAAGATTTTTAACATGCTCTGAAAGCATATTGGAATACCAATCCCAAGGACCATATCCTACCCAATCATCATGTACTGGGCATAGGTTTTCATAAAATGCTTTATTGTATAGGTCAAACCAGATGGCCCATTTGCTTTTTTGAGTAGGTTCTAAATATAAATCACTATTAGATGCTTTTAAATTGTACCTAATATCAAAAATATCAGTTTCATTCCAACTTTTATAAGGAATACCCATGTATTCTTTATTAGTAATTTCATCCCAAGTGTAATCCCACATTTTATGTATCTCAGGAGTTATAACAAAATATTTATTTTGTACTAATTTAGCTGATTCTATTAATGAAAAAAGAAGGTGTTCACTAAAATACATGTCTGGACATACTGGTATGTAGTAGTCAAATTCTTTTCCGTATGCTATTTTTTGCATATCTAAAAGACCATAATTTTCTTCCCCATCATATATGATAGAGTTATGTTTATAGTCTTTAAGAAGAACAGCTAAATCATTATATTTTTTAATAAAAAACTCTTTGGGTAATTTACTTTTATTCCAATCAGTTATATAACTAGAAAGATTAAGGTGTGTATCAATAGTTATTTCAACATCATCTTTCAAATAATATTTAGATTTTTTAAATTGTGTATATGATAATAATGCATAATCTATTTGCCAAGGCATTATCAAATAAAATATTTTAACCCGTGTCATATTTTACCTTGTTTTATTTCATCAACAATTTGAGCTATAGTTAATTTTCTACCCAAAATATTCATTTCATTTTTTACACCAGGTTGAATTAAGTTTATCCAATACAAAAATTCAGACAAACTTAAAACATATCTAGTTGTATCTTGAATAATAGGCTCAATACCTTTACTTAATTGAGATTTAAACACATTTAATATAGTATGAGGAGTTTTTACCCATTCACATACTTCTATTCTAACAATAGTATAACTTAAATAATGGTTTCGAATGTATTCTTCAATATCAATTTTATGTTGAGTATATCTATCTTTTTTATAGTAAATTCCTAGATTAGAAAAATAGACTATATGTTTATTTATAGGGACAGTTTTAAGAAGATTAAATTCTCTTTCATATTCTTTTTCATCAATACAAGAACTATTGCTAACACCTGAAGCAAAGAATACTATATCATCTTTATCTGGGAGTACTGTAGCTATGCTGCCGTTACCTATAATCATAATTTTATTATTTTTCGGTAAAAACTTCTATGCACAAAACATTAATATCATTAATCATAACCATACTACCATCAACACATTTAAATTTAGTGAATTGTCCTTGTTTTATTGAAGATGATATTATACTATGGTATGTTCTTTTAACTCCTCCTACAAAATGAATAATTTGAGTAACTACTTCACCTTGAGTGGTAACAGTTGACTTCATATTTGGATAACTTTGTTCCATATTTTTATTTGTTTTTATAAATTTTTTCCCCATGATATTTCCCAATCTTTAAATTCAGCTGCTAAACAATCAATTTTATAATCTTTACGACCACCAACTACTTCTTGTATTTTATTTTTAGCAGTATTACGAATACCATTTAATCCGTGAGTTAATTCAAGATTATTACCGTCCTTAATACCTTTACGATAATTAGATTCATTATGCCAAATATGTAAATTCATTTGACTTAAAACCACAATAGCACGAATTGTTTCAGCCGTAATTTCTGATTTGTTTTCATTAATGTGGGCTTGGATATCATAAACTATATCAGCTATTTCTTTAGCATATTCATCTTTATGTTCTGGGATGAATACTTCTTTTAATTGCACAATTGATAATCTGTCTATCAATTCACTTAATGTTGGTAGATACTTTCTATTTTTCATAATTTAAAATTTCGGTTGTTGATTTGTTTTTTATTCTATCAAAATACAATATTTTACCTATATATTCTGATCCTATAATAGGTTTATTTTTGTAATCACTTCCTATGACCATATAATCAGGTTGAAACAATTGTATTAAATTAATTAATTCTTCATCTGAATTGAATACACTAACTCTACTAATGTATTTAATACTAGAGAGAAAATCAAGTCTATCTTGCTCAGAATTAAATGGCCTAGTGTTACCTTTTAATTGTTTAATTCTTTTATCTGAGTCTATACCAACTATAACTTCACCTAAAGAGAAAGCATATTCTAATAATTTTATATGCCCTATATGAACAACATCAAAAGAACCATTAACCCATACTCTCATTATAATGTATTATAATAATTGTTTTGTTTTTCTTGACGTTCTATTGTTTTAGGATGATATAAAGCCCACTCTTCTTCTATAGGAAGCATCCCGTGTGTTTTAAATCCATCTAAAACTTCATGAACTTTATTTTTCCATTTTATATCAGGAGTATTTTTATAAATACGCGTTTGCCAATCTGCCCAGTTTACCCATCCTCTTTCATTTACATTCCATCCCCAACGATGTATATGTTCCTCAGTTAATCCTTCTACAGTATTAACTCTAGGTACTCTGATCATATCAATCAATTGATTTTCTTCTAGTAACGCTGGTAGATTTTGTATTAGGTTGATATGAGGAATTTCATCAGCATCAATTTGAAAAATGTAATCACCAGAACACATTCTAGTTAACTCATTTTTCCAATCAGCGAAATGTCCTTGGAATGCACTTTCTTTTAAGATAATCCAATTATTTGATGACCACCAATAAAGTATATCTAATAATGATTGAGACGCTTTTGGCTTATCCAGTAAAACACAAATTTCATCTTCAGGACGTTTACGTTTATGAAGAAACGGAACTAAACGTTTGATTTCTTCTAGTTCATTACAAACTGTAATAGCATAACTAATTTTCATATTTGATAATATAATAAATTTTTACTCAGAAAACAAGCCTATATACTCTAAAGCGTCCATATATCCTTCTTGACCAAAGTATTTTAAAGTAGTCATATCCATTCTCCATTTATAAAATTCACCTTTTTTATTAGGGATAGGATACTTTGCTTTTTCTTCTTCATTTATTTCAATTGCTTTTACTCCAGCCCATTGCCAGTTATCTATTCCTGTTCCATCAATAAACACCATTCCTTTTTCAGGGAGATTTATATTAGAAGGAATCCAACATTTATCTTTTAAATCTTTTTGAATTAAATCTTTATACAATTCAGGAAACAATTCAGTTTGCATTGTATAATATTCTGATCCTTCTGTTAGTAGGTCATTAGAGGTAAACCCACATCCATAACACCAATATGAATTAATTGTTGGATTATTAGGATCAGCAGTAGTAATTTGGGTGTGATAACAAGCATTTGAGCCACATTTATCACAAATAACTAAATTATCCAGCATTTTCTTCTACTTTTTTAAGTTTTGGTAATTCAATTTTCTTTAATTGTGGTAATTTGAGTTGTACTGGTTTTGGAAAATCAGGAAGATATTGAGTAAGTAATGTATCTAGTTTTTCTTTCATTTTATCCCAATTAAATTCTTTACGATTTTTATACCCTTGACGTTTAGCTAATTCTAAAAATGATTTGTAATTATCAAATACATTTTTAAAATGATAATTTACTTCAGTTAAATTGGGATTAAACCATTGAGCTTCAGGTAAAATAATTCCTTCTTGAGCAGCAGATTGGTGTACATTTTCTAAATTCCCATTTACTAAAGAAGTAAATTCAGGAGAAAGAAAATCTAAATGACCTGACCAATTACTAGTGATTATTGGTTTATTAACAAAACTAAATTCTAGCAATGGGCGTCCAAATCCTTCTCCTTTAGTTAAACTAACCATAGCTTTTACTTTAGGATGATTATACAGTTCATTTATCTCTGTATCTGTAAATTCACCATGAAGTAGATAAATTTTAGGTAAAGAATTAGCTTTAATATTACTTTTAATTTGATTAATTCTATGAAGAATTTCTCTTCTATCTACATATGAAATTCCAACTTGAGAAGTTTTTAAAATTAAAGCTGGAGCATCTTTTTTGTTTTTAAATGTTTCATAAAATGCTTTAATTAAAAATCCTACATTTTTTCTATCTGCTCCTAATTGGCCTGGGAGCCAGTGGCCTACAAATAGGTAACAGAATGATTCTTTAATGGAATCTAAGTTAATAATTTGAGAATTTTTTTCTTTTTCAATTATTTTATATACATTATCATCTGCTCCTTCAAATAATACCTCAATTGGTTTTTCTAATTTTATAGTACGTGACGGTGAAGAATTATTATCTTTAACCTCAAAAACACAGTCTTGAAACACTTTTTTAGCATGATTAGAAGAAACTAAAGTTAAATTCATACGATTTATTCCTTCTATCCATGAAGGATGACAAATTGTAGTTTCAATTCCTGCTGTTACTCCAATATTATATTTACCTATAGATTGAAATTCATTAGGAACTGTAATTTGCATCCAAATATCTGGTTGGAATTGAAGTGGTTGGTTTTGGGGGAGAAGATGTTGAGATAAAAATCCCCATTGTTCATGATTATCATCTATAAACCCAAAAGGCGTGTTTCCCCATCTTTGAGGTAAAACCTTTACATTATACTTATTAGTTTCTATAATGGCTTTAACTAAATCTCTACTGCGAGCACCATACCCGCTGTAAGTGTCAATAGGACAACTTATAACAAACGTATTTTTCATTAATAAATTAATTTATGTTTTAAAACTCTTTTTTCATAATCAGTATCAGCTACAAGCTCATATTTTTTTCTAGGAGCCCAAGTAGAAAACAATTTATCTACATAAGATATAACTCTAGATGCTTGATGTTTAGAAGTAAAACCTGCTTCATCACTTAATGCCCACTGTTGCCCTTTTAATCCTTTAGCTTTTAGTTCTTCTTTAGGCATGTTATATGCTTTAAATAACTGTTCAGCAGCATCTTCGGGTTTACATCTATCATCAAAAATATAAGGAGTAGGTACAGATCCTTGTAATGATAAACTAGAAGGAAATACTGGGAATGCCCATTCTCCTGAGGTTTTATATGTACCTCTATGGTTAGAAGGAATGTTTTCATCAAAATCAACCCATTCACCTTCTTTATTTTCAAATCTCATTTGATCTTGCATACCTCCAGTTACGTTTGCTATAAATGGAGTACCAGTAAGCAAACATTCTGTAAGCATTAATCCCCATCCTTCATTAGAGGATAATAACATTCCTATATCTGCTAAATTATATAAGTAATTCATTTGATTAATAGGAAGATGCCCATTAGTAATATAAACATTACAATCATTTGGGAAAAAATAATCCAATACAGCAGGAATATCTGTTCCATGATCATCTATTGCTTGAGTATGTAATACAAAAGCACAATCCTTTGCTTTTTCAGGACCTATTTTATCACAAAATATCCTCCAAGCCAAAATAGCATCCGGGAGATGTTTCCTATGTATATTTCTAGAATTAAATAAAGTAACAAATTTAGGTTCTTTTTTACCAAAAAGTTGTTCTTTAAATGCTGTAAAATCACCGTATGAAGGATGATTATTTTCAATAGTAAAGAAATAATCATTATTTAATCCATGAGGAAGATACTCAATAACTTTTCCTTTAGCCTTATCACCTAATACTACTTTATTAATATTAAGTGTTTGCTTAGAAATAGCCAATAGCGCATCACACGACTCATAAAACTCTTTGTTGTACATAGGAGCGGGCAAATCATCCCAAATATTTAAATAAACAATTGGAATTCTTTTTCTAATTTCTCCTTCCATTTGGAATAACCACACAAAATATCTTGGGTCTGTTATAAGAAAAATAGCATCAATTTTTTCTTCTTTAATTAAAAACCTAACCAAATCCGGGTTTCCATATCCATCTGTTGGATATAAAATAACGCTAGCATCTTCAATACCATTGTTTTTATTAGTATCTTCAGATAAGTCAAATCGTTTTCCTTTATCAGGATGATTCATTGAACCTCCAATACACACCCAATTATAATGATGGGCAGTATGAATAACTATTTCTCTACCTATTCCTCCTACTCCAGAGTTAGCTCTAATATCGTCAGTAATAAGGAGAATCTTTTTTCGTTGTTCACGAGGAATATAACCTTCTTTCATAAATTTTAATTTTCTTTTATTTCTAAATTAATGTGACCGTGAATTTGTCTTCTAAATTCTTCATCAGTAAGATACAAATGAATACATCTATCTGCAAGCTTTTGAAGAGAAAATTTATGTTTTACGCAAGCTATTTTAAAACTTTCGAATAACTCACTTTGAATTTTAACACTAGTAAGTGTCATGTCTTTTTTATCCATAGAATTTATTTTTAATATTCTCATATAAATATATACGGATTAAGGAAACATGTTACTTTACACACAGATTTTTCATTTCATTAAATGGGCACCATTGGCAATTTTTATTTGGAGTAGTTTTATGAGAAACATCTTTATAACTTCCATCATAATTAAAACATTCTTCTAAAAATTCTGTTAGTGCTGTTACTGCTTTTTTTATTTTAATTTTACCACTAGCCGGAGAAAATTCTTGAATTCGACTTTGTGGAAACTCACTTTCTTCCCAAATTTTTCTTTTAACTATAAAAAACTCAACATCAATGTTATCTTCGGGAATGTTAAATTGTTTTCCATAATAGTGTTTATAGAATAAAACTTGGAATTGTTTGTCTTCATCTTTTTTAGTAGCATCATTCCATCCCCTAGTAGATGTTTTAATATCGTATATTTTTAATTTATTTGAATTTTCATTATATAATATTAAATCGATATATCCTTTTAATATAACATTACTATAACGAGTATCAGGGACTATAATTAATGGTAATTCACATCCTACTAATTGCCAATTCTTTTTATTAAAATATTGACCTTTTTTCTTTTTAAAATAATTTAATATTGCTACTCCATCATCATAAAACTCTCTTAGTTCACCTGGGGAACTAAAGTGGGTGTTATTGTTAAGTTTGTATTCTTCGGAGTAAACAGTTCTAAGACGATCTTCTAGAAATTCTTCTATGTTAATGCGATCAGCAGCAGCACCACTTTCTTCATACATTATAGTTAAATAATGTTGTAATGTTTCATGAAAAGCTGTACCAAAAACAGTATGAATAGAAGGAGCATAGATTTGGTGACCTTCTTTATACATTAACTCCCATTTACGAGGACATTGTCTCCAAGTAGAAAATTGAGAATATGATATAGATTTTTGGTAAGAATAATTTACCTCTAAAGGAACAAAATTTTTTATTTCCTTAATTAATGATGGAGTTTTTTTCTTCAAAATTATTTTTGTTCTTGGAGGTATTGTTGTTTGATTTTTTCTAAATAAAGAATAGCATCCATGTGTTCTTGTTTAGCATGTTCAATCCATTCTAATAAAGATAAATCTGTTCTATCTAGATCAACTCCGTATTTTTCTTTACCTTTAATACTACGTTCTTCAAATTGTTTTATAATTGATGTAACAATACTATCCATTATTTTAGTAATTTTTTAATTTCTTTTTCTTCAACACCTAATTTAACTAAAATACCTCTTACTCCAGTAGACCCTATAAGATCTATATATTCTTCAGCTTCACCTAAAGAACATTCATAATATGAAGCAATATGTTTTAATAATGATTCCTGCCTTTTTGTTTTAGATGATTTAATATATTTTAAAAATACATTTTTCTTTGGTACCATGCGTAAATAAAGTGTATAAATTTTTTCTTTTTCAGTATAAGGTATTGTTTGGACTAAATTTACAAACTCAATGTACTCAGAATTCATACTGAGGAAGCGATGTATCATATATGGGCTAAATGATGCTTTGTCTTCCTCAGTAAAAGAATTCCAAGGTTGTTTTTCAAGGGTGATTTGTTTAAGCCAATCAAATATTTGCATATTCGTCTCGAATATCTTTAGGTAACATTTCAATTAAGATTTTACCTGTTTTAACATCATACATTACAGGAATAGGAACAATTGCATCTTCAGAAGTACCTGCTACAAATTTAGAAACTTTTCTAAGAATCATTCCTTCAGCAAACACATGATTTCCATCTGGTGAGGTAATAGGTTGTGTTGCTTTTAAATCTATGTTAAGATTCATTTTTGGGGTTGCTGTTTTTTCCATTTATTTAATTTATTGTTTTTAAAATTGAACATATTAAAGCCATAACATTTATTTCTTTATCGATTCTAAAATTAGCATGATACATATAGTTTTCTATTTCGATAACAATCATTGCTTTAGTTAAATCATTATTACCATATTCATCTAAACTATCATATAGGAATCTATAAATTTCTTCAAAATCATCCAAATTACTATCAGCAAGTATTTGTCTAATGTTTTTAAAGCTGTTTTTAGATGGTGATTTTAATTCTTTTAGAATAGCATCTTTATAACCACTTGATGTTAAAATTGAATTATCAACTTTTAATTTATTATCAACTGCATTTACTTGGCAGGTATTAAGTATTTTTCTAACATCAGGGTAATGTTTATTAACTACTAAAGCTAAATCAGATACTTCATAATATATATTCTCTTGATCTAAAATAGTAGAAATATGTTGTGCTACTTCTTTTTTAGATGGAGGAGTAATTTTTAATACCTGGCAACGTGATTGGAGTGGATCAATAATACGTTCAAGATAATTACAAGTTAATATAAATCTAGTAGTGCGAGAATATGTTTCAATAATGTTTCGAAGTGATGCTTGGGCTTGAATAGTTAAGAAATCAGCTTCATCTAAAATGATAACTTTAATAGGTTTAAATGAAGCACTTGAAGCAAATCCTTGTACTTTATCTCTAATTGTATCAATACCTCTCTCATCACTTGCATTAATATAAAGAAAATCACAATTTATATTATTAACAATTAGTTTTGCTAATGTAGTTTTACCTGTACCCGGTGTGCCATATAACAATAAATTTTGGATATCATTGTTTTTTATATATTGGTGGATGATTTGTTTTAGTTGATCATTACCAACATATTCATTTAGCGTTTTAGAACGATACTTTTCTACGTATAAACTGTTTTCTTTCATATAACTAATTATTCATAATCTCCATAGAGATTATATTTTTTAGGAGGTTCAGGTACTTTTTCTAGTTCTATTTCTTTAATAGCATATAAAGCTCCATTTAAAGGAGATAATTTAAAATCACAAGGTTGTTGAGATTGTTGAAAATATGCTTCTAAAGTATCAGTTAGTGAATTATAAACCTTATCTTTATTGCTAGTTAGCGCCCACCTGTCTCCAGGTGGTACGCGAACTGCAATTAATTCATCAAATAACTTAATTTCTGTAGACATAACTTGTTTTAAAATTAAAACATACTTTGCATTTCTGCAAATTCATCTTTAGATTTTTCTTCAGGTTTATCTACTACTGTACATTCAGTTAATAGAATTGTTCCTGCTACTGAAGCTGCATTTTCTAGAGCTGTGCGGGTAACTTTGGTTGGGTCAATAATTCCTGCTTCTCCCATATTAACAAATGCCTCAGTTTCAAGATTATATCCTTTCCAGTTATCAAATTCAGCTTCACCTAATTTATTAATAAGTGAATAAATTTCCATTTCTTCATAACCAGCATTAATAAGGATTTTTACAAAAGGTGAAGAACAAGCTCTCCAAACAATGTTTCCTCCAATACTATTTAGGTTAAAAATTGCTTCTCTAGCATAAAGCAAAGCAACCCCTCCACCAGGTACAATACCTTCTTCAATTGCAGCTTTAGTTGCTTGTAAAGCATCATCTACACGGTCTTTCTTTTCTTTAACCTCAGTTTCAGTATTACCACCAACATGGATGATTGCTACTCCACCTACAAACTTAGCTAAACGTTCTTGTAGTTTTTCTTGTTCATATGGTGTTTTTGATTTTTCAATTTGTTGTTGAAGTTCTGAGATGCGGGTTTCGATTTTAGCTGCTTCGCCTTTACCATCTACAATAGTAGTTTCATCTTTACTAATAGTAACTAATCGAGCTTCACCAAACCATTTCCAATCAAATTTATCTAGTTTCATACCCTTATCAGGATTGAATACTTCACCACCAGTTAAAATAGCAATATCTTCAAGAAGAAGTTTTTTACGATCACCAAAATCAGGTGCTTTTACTGCTGCTACTTTAATAGTACCTCTAATTTTATTTACAATAAGAGTAGCAAGAGCTTCTCCTTCAATATCATCAGCTACAATAAGTAATGATTTATTTTGATTTGATACTGCTTCAAGGATAGGAAGTAGTTCCTTAATAGTAGTAAAACGCTTATCAGCAATAAGAACTAATGGATTTTCAAGAGTACAAGTCATTGTGTTATTATCAGTAACAAAATAATGTGACTTATAACCACGATCAAATTGCATACCTTCTACGGTTTCAAGGTATGTTTCACCTGATTTTGATTCTTCAATATGTACTACACCTTCACGACCTACTTTTTGCATTGCTGTAGCAATTAATTCTCCAATTTCGGGGTCATTATTTGCTGAGATTGTAGCAACTTGTTTGAGTTGGTCTTCGGAACTAACATCTTGAGAAATTTCTTTACGAAGAGCATTAACTACCTCTTTAACTGCTAAATCAATTTCACGTTTAACCTTAACTGCATTTACTCCATTGTTAAGGTGAGTTAAACCGGCTTTTACCATTTCTTGAGCCAATAATGTAGAAGTAGTTGTACCATCACCAGCACCATCAGCTGTTTTAATAGCTGCTTGTTTTACTAGTTGAGCACCTAATTCTTCAATTGGGTCTTCCAATATAATGTTTTTAGCTACAGTTACACCATCTTTTGTAGATGCAGGGTAGTCGTTTTGTTTTGATATAACAACATTGCGACCATTAGGTCCTAATGTTGACGTAACAGCATTCGATAACTTATCGATACCGTTTACGAGTTTTTTCCTTGCTTCGGGTCCAAATTCGATAATTTTGCTCATATTATTCTGTTTCTGTTATAATTGCTAATACTTGATTTTCAGGGCATACCCAATATTCTTGACCTTCTAATTCAATTTTATTAGGTCCTAAAGCTGGGAGCATAACTTCCATTCCTTCTTTTAAGGATGTAGGAATAAGTTCACCTGTAATAGAGGATTGTCCTGGTCCTACTGATACAATAGTACCAATAAGGGCTTTTTCTTTGCCTAGGTCTGGAACTATAATTCCACCATACATTGTTTCCTCTTCTTCACGAGGTTTTACAATAACTGCGTTAAATGTTGCTTTTAATTGTTTCATATTTCTGGATTAACTAATTGTTCAAATTTTTCTTGGATTGAATTCCATTCTGAAATGTATTCACGAATTGAATTGTATTCTTTGGTTTTGCTGAGTTTAAGTCTAGCTATTCCCTTAAGACAAGATCCTAAATTGTTATGGTGACCCCATGATCTAAGATAAGTTTTATTAGGGCTTTCTGAAGATACTGCATTTTCATAGACAGTATAACAGTAAGTGTCCTTACCAATAAAATAAGGTTCCAGGATGGGATCTTTAATCAAGGTAACGCTTGATAATTCTTGTTTTTGTTGACTCATATGTTTTAATTTTCTCTAAAGATAATAACCTTTTTATAATTTTCCAAATTAAAAAACAGAACCTTAGGGCTTTACTTTATTTAATTTTTAAAGTTTTAGGTTTTGCTTCTTCAGCAAATGGAATTGAAATGACTAATAAACCATTTTTCATTTCAGCTTCAGCTTTAGATAAATTAAAACGAGATGATATTTTATAACCTAAATTAAATGAACGTTGAGCAATATTTTTTACTTGATATACTCTATCTTCATTTGGGTTTGTTTGTTTATTATATGATATCCTAATGATATCATGTTCAAGATTAATCTCTACATCCTCTCTAGATAAACCAGTACATGCTATTTCAAGACAAAGTCCATGTAGGTTTTCATAAATGTCTATTGGGTGGGGAGATTTTGTTTCGGCTGCAGGGTAGAATTTAGAATTAGCCTCAAAAAAGTTTTTGACAAGAATGTCAAAGGGTGATTCGTGAAAATTGATACTCATAATTTTTACCTCCTAAGATGGTTTTTAAATGTTAAACTTAATTTTTAATATAACTAATTTGCCCTAAGGTCTGTTTTATTATACATATATTGATTATTGTTCTTTTGCAACAATATAATAAACACTTTGTATATTTTCATGATCAAACACTAATTTCATTAATCCATTATGTTTGATATATAATTTTCCATTTTGCATATCTTTATTACAAGATAATATATTTTTTAGTAAGTCTGAATTATAGGTTAGTTTAAAATTTGTAGATGGGGGAGATACATTTTGAATAGTATAACTTACTTTATTAGAGTATTCTACATCTCCTCCAAAATTAAATTCTAATCCTATTAAACTTGGTTCTACAACTACATTTTCACTATTATTAAGAGCATTTTTAGCTTTAATTAATGCTACAATAATTTCATCGGTAAGTGAAGTTTCAATATCGTATTCTTCAGGTCCGTTGTATTCTCCAGGTTTAGGAACAGTAAGAAGATCTGCTAATGTATAATTTAAATTAAACTGTTCATCAGCTACAAGAAGTTTAGTGATTAATTTATGTTCTTTAACATAATCAAGAATTAAATCACCACTAGTAATAGAAAGTAGTTTTGCTAATTGAGTTGTATTACTAATTCCTATAGATGATTCAGGGAGAGGAAAATCTTTATATATAACTTTACCTATCATTTCACGGCTTGGAGCCATAAAATTAATAGTAAGTTGTTTATCACTACTAATATCCCATTTAACATTTTCAACTAAACCACCTAAATGGTATTTTTCTATAACAGATTGAAGTTTTAATTTTGATATCATAACCTTTAATATAATAAAACCTTTTTAAAAATCCAATTTATGCTAATTCTTTTCCTAACCTTGAGGTAAACCTTTTATACAAAGTTGGTTTTGTAGCCCACGTTTTCATTTTTTGTAACTCAAATGTATACTCTTGAAATATTTTAGGGTAGTTTTCTTCTGTCCATTCTCTTTTAGAAAACAAATAAGGCAACTGCTCATATTTTTCATCATTTACAATATCGTTTATACTTTTAGAACGTATATCTGATAGTAATTGAAGAAGAGTATTTTTAAAGTTTGGGACTCTATTTAAATTTAATGCGAGTTTATTTACTAGTGGGGCAGTAAATGCATCAAATTCCCAAGGAGACTTAGCATACTTTTCAAACTCATCAGGTTCTGCTCCTTTTTTAGCATACATTTTTCCAAAAATTTTTACATCCCTTACTTTAGGATCCATAGCATGAACCAATTCATGTTCTATAAGATCTTCAAAGTCTTCAAAGTCTGTAAAAAAGGGCAGGTTAATTAAAAGAATGTCTGTTGTAGTGTCCATTCTACCTGCTCCTGCATCTTCTGGGTTGTTATAGAAGCCAATAGTGATTTTTAGGTCTTGTCCTTTAAGATCCTTAAATTGGAAGTAGTTTTTAAATTTAGAACTAATATAAGGATTATCCCAATTTTTTCCTTTAGATTTAGATTTTAAATTTTCTAAGTTTTTAGAAACATAATCATAAACATCCTTAATTTTAGATAAAACTTCTTGAGGAACTTTTACAATTCCTTCATCAATATGTATTTCTTTTAATATGTCAAGAAGTTTAATCAAGTTTATTATTTTACCCAGTAACTAATTCCTTTCCAATTACTCATGTTAAACTCATCTTCCATTTCTTCACCATCATGAATTACATTTAAAATGATTTTACCCCACTTATGTTGGTTTACAAGGTCTTGAACTATATTCATTGTATCATCAGGATCAAAGTTTGATTCTATAGTATCTATTTCAAATTCTATAGCTCCATCAGGGCCAAAATGATAATGTTTGTCTTCGATTTTTGTTATTTCATTATCATAATCAAGAGTAATTATCATATCTGACTGTCCGGTATAGTTTCCTTCAGTGATTATACCTGCAAGTTTTTGCATTCTTTTAAATTCTTTATTCATTGGAAATGTAGTTTGTTATATATTATACATACCATTAAAAACTAAAAAATTTAGTTACATTAGCATTTAAAGGAGGAAATTCCCATTTTAAATCTCTATAAAGTTCCTTTAATTTGTTTAACAATAATGATTCAAAGATTTCATCTATATCAATATATGTCTTAACAAATTTTTCTATTTCATCCGGTACTTTAGCATTTGGTAAACCAATTGTTTCTAATTTGTACATATTTGGTTTTAAATTAATGATAAAGATTTTATCTCCTTCTACAATTGATTCATATTGTTTATCTAGCCTTTTAAACTTAAGTAAATCGTTATATCTAACTGCAGCTTTAGTATTTGCAGGAGCTTTTAATTTAAAGCTACTAAACATTTCTCCTGCTCGTGCTGGGGTAGCATAGGTATTGATTTGTTTTACTCCTGTAGGTTTGCCTAATTGTTTAGGGTCTGTTGATTTAAGGGATTTATAAAAATCAATAATTGAAGAATCTAATTCATGTTTTGGTTTGCCAAATAGAATATCCTTAATAAAGTTTTCACCAAACTTTTTAAACAATTTATTCATATTGGACTTCATTAATTCAAGTCCTTTCATATCCAATTCATCAACAGCAACACCTTCTTTATTAGTAATATACATAGCATATCTTCGCTTACCAGTAACTAAAATACCTTTAGCAATTACTTCTTGTTTTAATTGAAAATAATGTTTTGTAGGATCAATATTAAATATTTCTTTACAAAGATTATTTAAATGATTATTTGATTCATCTTGGATTTCTGTTGCTAATTCTAAAATATGTTTATCTTTGTCTTCTGAGGTTGAATTTGGGTGTCTATGTTTTAATAGATCACCTAATTCAATATACATAGAGTCAGTATCACTAATACAAATGTATTGTTTATTTGAGTCTAGTTCAGTGTTTAGTTTATTATTAACAAATTTAATTGAATTTTGTGTTAATGATTGTCCTGTATTAGTAATAGCAGCGCTACAGATTAATTGACCATCCGTATAGCGCCATCCACTAATAGCAAATGTACCATACATAGCATTCTGTAAAATTTTAAATGCATGTTGAAATAGGTCATATGATTTATAATTAACCCAATCTTCTTCTTTACCAGCTTTTTTCTTTAAACCTCGATAATGCTCTCGTTTATTAAACCATCCTTCAAGAATTTTAGCTA